GTGGCGGCCGCTATGGGCATCACCTACGAGATGCTCACCGGCGACCTCACCCAAGTGAACTACTCCTCGATCCGCGCCGGCCTACTGGAGTTCCGCCGTCGCTGCGAGGTGATCCAGCACGGCGTGATCGTGCATCAGTTGTGCCGACCGATCTGGCGTGCCTGGATGGATCAGGCGGTGCTCGAAGGGTCGCTCACACTCCCTGGCTACGGCCGCCGCCGGCGCGAGTATCAGGCCGCCAAGTGGATTCCGCAGGGTTGGCAGTGGGTCGATCCGCAGAAGGAGTTCAACGCGATGAAGCTCGCTATCCGCGCGGGTCTCACCAGTCGTTCGGAGGCGATCTCGGCCTATGGTTATGACGCCGAGGATGTCGACCGGGAGATCGCGACTGATAACGCCCGCGCGGACGCCCTGGGCCTCGTCTTCGACTCCGATCCGCGGCATGACAAGGTGCCCAGTGCGCCAAACGCCGAGTCAACGACTCGGCCCGTCCCAGCAGAACCAGCTGACCAACCCACGGAGTAATTCATGCTGCCACATCTTGCCTCCCGGATCTTCGGGACGCCGCTACTCGTCCATCGCGCCAAGCTCGACGTGATCCTGTCCGCCCTCGGGCCCCGACTGGGCATCGACAGCCCCATCCCTGCCGATGCCACGGAACTGCTCGCGGCAGTACCCGCACCCCGTCCGACCCTGCCGGGCGGTGCCGGCATCGCCGTGATCCCGATCCACGGCACGCTGGTGAAGCGCACCTTGGGGCTGGAGGCGGCCTCGGGGCTGACCAGTTATCAGGACATCGGAGCACAGCTCGATGCGGCGCTCGCCGACCCCGGTGTCACCGGCATCTTGCTGGATGTCGATTCGCCGGGCGGCGAGGCCTCGGGCAGCTTCGAGCTTGCCCGCCACATGCGCGAAGCCGCTGCCGTGAAACCCACCTGGGCCGTGGCCAACGATGCCGCCTTCTCGGCCGCCTACGCCATCGCATCGTCTGCCGAGCGTGTCGTCGTCACGGAAACGGGTGGTGTTGGCTCGATCGGCGTGATCGCGCTGCACATCGACCAGTCGGTGAAGGATGCCAACGACGGCTACCGCTATACGGCGATCACGGCGGGCCGACACAAGAACGACTTCTCTCCCCACGAGCCGCTCACCGATACTGCGAAGGCCGAACTCCAGGCCGAGGTCGATCGCCTCTACGACCTCTTCGTCGGCCACGTGGCCGCCATGCGCGGATTACCGGAGATGGCCGTGCGCGCGACAGAAGCCGCCCTCTACTTTGGCCCCAATGCCGTCGCCGCCGGTCTTGCCGATGCCGTCGGCACGCTGGAGGCGACGCTCGCAGAATTCTCGACGTATCTCAGCTCCCGCAGCCGAAAACCGCCTCAGGCTCGGGCAGTGGTTCGAACCGAGGCGGAGCCCCTCCTCAAGGAGAAAACAATGCATGACCAAGAAGCTGTTCCTGAAATGATCGGCATCGATGAGGCGGCCGTCCTGGTTGCCGAGGCCCGCCGCGAAGTCACCCAATCCGCCCAGGCCATCGCCGAGTTGTGTCTGATCGCTGGCTGCCCAGACAAGGCCGCCGAGCTCATCGCCCAAGGCAAGACCGAGGCCGAGGTGCGCCGGGTACTCATCGAGGCCAAGGCCGCACGATCCGAAGCGACGCCCATCCACTCGACCATCACGGCGGAAGCCGGCGCCGATGCCCCCGGGCGACCCGAGGCCTCGCCCGTGGTTGCCGCCGTCAAGAAACTCATCCACAAGGAGTAAGACATGCCCTCGATCACCCAAGCCAAGAACCTCGGCGACCTCCTCAAGTACGAGGCACCGAATCTCTATTCCCGCGAGACCGCGACGGTCGCCTCCGGACAGAACCTGCAACTGGGCACCGTGCTCGGCAAGAAGACGGCCGACGGCAAGCTGTATGCGCTGAATCCTTCGGCCGCCGACGGCACTCAAAACGCCATCGGCGTGCTGGCCACTGACACCGACGCGACCCTGATCGATCGGGACGACGCCATCACGGTGGCCCGTCACGCCATCGTCGCCCGTAACGCCCTGATCTGGCCGGCGGGAATCACTGCCCCGCAGAAGGCTGCCGCCGAAGCGCAACTGGCGGCGCTGGGCATCCTGGTGCGCGATTCGGCGTAACGGTCGCGATACTCGTTCATTTCCCCCATGAAACCCGCCACCTGGCGGGTTTCGTCATTCTGGAGATCCCAAAATGCAGAACCCCTTCGACAACCCCGGCTTCTCGATGGCGAGCCTCACCACGGCCATCAACCTCATCCCCAACCGCTACGGCCGCATCGAGCAGCTTGGTCTGTTTCCGGCCAAGCCGGTGCGCACCCGGCAGATCATCGTCGAGGAATACGCCGGGCGACTGAACCTGCTGCCGACGAAACCGCCCGGCTCGCCGGGCACCGTGGGCGAGCGCGGCACCAGGAAGCTGCGCTCCTTCGTGATCCCCCACATTCCGCACGACGACGTGGTGCTACCCGAGGAGGTGCAGGGCATCCGTGCCTTCGGTTCGGAAACGGAGATGGAGGCTATCTCCGGCGTCATGGCGCGCCACCTGGAGACCATGCGCAACAAGCACGCGATTACCCTGGAGCATCTGCGCATGGGCGCGCTCAAGGGCCTGATCCTGGATGCCGACGGCAGCACCATCTACGATCTCTACGCCGAGTTCGGCCTGTCGCAGACGACGATCAACTTCGATCTTACGAATGCCAACAGCGACATCAAGGGCCACTGCTACGACGTGCTCGCCGAAATCGAGAACAACCTCAAGGGCGAGTTCATGACCGATGTGCGCGTGCTCTGCTCGCCCGAGTTCTTCCGGGCGCTCACCACCCACAAGGCGGTCAAGGAGGCTTATACCCAATGGCAGCAAGGGGCCATTCTGATCAACGACGTGCGCTCGGGCTTCACCTTCGCCGGTATCACCTTCGAGGAGTATCGCGGCCAGGCGAGCGACGTCAACGGCACGGTGCGCAAGTTCATCGCCCCGGGTGAGGCGCATGCCTTCCCCATGGGCACGGTCGATACCTTCTGCACCTACTTGGCCCCGGCGGACTTCAACGAGACGGTCAATACCATCGGACAGCCGCTCTATGCCAAGCAGGAACCGAGAAAGTTCGACCGGGGTACCGACCTGCACACGCAGAGCAATCCGCTGCCGATGTGCCACCGCCCCGGCGTGCTGGTGAAGCTGACGAGTGTCTGATGGTCAGCGTGGCTGATCTGTACGATGCCGCTGCACGCGCGGGGCTTCTCACGCCCGTCAAGGTCGGTGCCCTGATCGTCGAGTGCGGCTTCCGCGCACCCGACGAGACGGTGCTCGACGGCCTGGCACTCTCCCGCGACTACGAGATCGAGTTTCCGACCGGACGTCTGTTGCTCTCGACCGGGGATACGGTCGAGATCGCAGGCCAGCCCTACCGCGTGCGGGAAGTGATGGCTTTGCGGGACGGTGCCGAGTCCCGCGCCAAGCTTTCGAGGCTGCCATGATCTCGGTACGCGAGCGCATCGTGCGCGAGGTGATTGCCCGCTGCCAGGCGGCGCTCGCCCCCGTCACCGTGTTACGCCAGCCCGTCATGGCGATCACACGCGAACAGGCACCGGCACTTGTCGTGAGCATCGCTTCGGACGCCCCGGTCAAACGCGCCAATGACCGCATGGAGCGCGAACTCGTCTTGCGCCTCATTGGGCATGCCCGCGATCCGACCGATGGGTATGCCGTCGCCGACGATTTGCTGTGTCGCGCGCATTCGGCGTTGCTGCTGGACACCACCCTCGGTGGCCTGGCCCTGAATGTCGCCGAGGTGGACGCCGACTACCAGGCGGAAGACGCCGACGTCGAGGCCATTGCCATCCCTGCCCACTACCGCATCACTTACCGCACCCTCGTTTCCGACATCTCTCAAGGAGGCTGAACATGCCCACGCTGAAACTCAAGGTCACCCACACCCACGCCGGGGTGGCATATCCCGCCGGACACGTCATCGACGTGGACGAACACACCGCACGATGGTTGATCGAGCACCAGATCGGCGAACCGGCCAGCCAGCACCCCGAGCCTGCACCGGATGCACCCGATGCATCGGTGAAGACCACCAAGACCATCAAGGAGTAACCCATCATGTCCTACTACGCATCCTTTCAGGGCCGGGTCTATCTCGGCGAACGCAACGCCAATGGCGAACCCATCAACGTCCGTTCGCCAGGCAACGTGGCCGATCTGTCGCTCTCGCTCAAGACCGACGTCATCGAGCACTACGAGAGCCAGACCGGCCAGCGCGCGGTCGATTTGCGCCTGGTGAAACAGAAATCTGCGACGGTCGCGCTCACCATCGAGGAGTTCACCAAGGAGAACCTTGCCCTGGCCCTGTACGGCAACCACGTCACCGGCAGCACCGGCACGGTGACCGCAGAGCAAATTGGCGGTGCCGCGCCCGTGGTGGGGGACCGCTACTTCCTGTCTCACCCGAAGGTATCTTCCCTCGTCGTGGTGGATTCGGCGGCGACGCCTGCCACGCTGACATTGGGCACGCACTACACCGCCGACACCGACTTCGGGGCAGTCCAGTTTCTGAATACCACCGGCTTCACCGCGCCGTTCAAGGCGAGCTACACGTTCGGCGCTGTGACCGAGATCGGCATCTTCACCCAACCTTTGCCGGAGCGCTTCCTGCGCTTCGAAGGGGTGAACACCGCCGCCAGCAACGCCAAGGTGCTGATCGAGCTCTACCGCGTCGCCTTCGACCCGTTGAAGAAGTTCGACATCATCTCGAACGACCTCAACAAGTTCGAAATGGAAGGCTCGCTGCTGGCGGATTCGTCGAAACCCTACGACGCGGTGCTCGGCCAGTTCGGGCGCATCGTCCAGCTCGGGTGATCGCCATGGCTGATGATGCCTTTGCCGCCCTGCCGCCCGTACCGGAAACCGTGACCATCTGCGGCGAGACGCTCGACATCACGCCACTCAAGGTGGGCGAACTACCTGTGTTCGCCCGCGCCGTTC